AATAAAGCACGTACAAATGCACCCCCGCGGGCCGGATTGAACACCAGGTCCACGGAAAATACCCGAGTAACGCGCCGAACCCGCTTGCCTTCGGTCGCAATCCCGATGTCCGCCGAAAAGCCAACCCGTGGCTTCACATCGTCATCGGCCAACATCTCGCGCCCCAACGCCTCTACCAGCGGACCCGCCGGCCCACCCACCTTGAGCGTAGCCATCACCGCGCCCGTCGCCTCGTCAAACCGCGGCGAATGAAAAACCCCGCCCAGGTCCCGCACCGACCGATGGTTCAGCCGGTCATGGTCAACGAAACACTCCGCCCGGTCCCACAACGGCAGGGACTCCGCCAGCACCGCCCGCTCAAAAGAAAAACGGCCATCAGTCGACTCACCCGCCGAAATCAAAGCAACATCAAACGCACCGTTCGCCCCAGGGACACCCTCACCGGCCAGGGTGATTCGTTCCTCGCCCTCTCTATGCTCACTCATGTCATCCTCACTATACCGACGCCGCTTCCCCTTACTGCGCCGCAACCGACCTTCTTTCCGCTCCTGAATCAACCGATACACCGCATCAATCTCCCCATCCGCCACCTCCCGCACCTGACAGTTGCAATGATCGTGATACGGGGGTCTTTCCGACGCCATCACACCACCCCGATACGGACCACCCTCCACATAGGGGGCGCAAATATCACAGTAAAAAGGCCCGCTATCTATCCACTCGACGATCATCACTTCACCGCCTTCACCGCCGCATCTCGCACAGCGCCCGCAGCCGCCCCATCACCCGTGACAGGCCCGCCGCCCGATTCCAGCGGACCCGCCGCCCTACCCGCCCTCAACAACTCCTGCACGTCCACGACCTCGCCCGCAAACTTATAAGCAAGCCGCAGCAACTCAGCATCATCAATCAATCCCTCACGCCGCAACTGAATGAATGAGTTGATCACCGTAGACCCAGCCACCGCCAGCGACGCATTGTCACGCTGGAAAATATCGGTGCCGACCAGATGGATGGGTGCATCAGGGGAAACGCTCCCATCCACCTCGGCCCGCCGACGCACCGCCACCCGCGCAACATCCGACAACAACCAGAAGAAAAACAACTGACGACGCTCAAAATGACGGCAGGCAGGCCCACCCGCCTGCTCCGCGGTGGTGCGCGTGGACGACTCAGGCTCCGCGATAAAATGCAGGGGAAACCCCACACCCGACGCAATCATTTTCTTCACCGCCAACCCATCCGCCGACGCCTCAAAGGAGTCCAAGTTTGGGTGCATAATGTCCCACTGCTCGGAATCATCGACCACCAGCACCGTCCCAGGGCTGGGCGGATTCATATTCAGTTCCGCTTGCCGGGACAGTCGTTCGCCCTCACTCCCGAACGACTTATGCACAATATACAGAAACGCCTGACGAAAATGATTCAACCGCACCCGATCCTCTAGCCACTGATTATGCCGCCGCAGCCAACGCAGAATCGGAGCCAAATCCGACTCACCCCGCAATCCGCCCACCGGACGATTCAGCGCATAGTGCACCATACGCGCCGGCCAACCGCCACCGGCCACCCGCTCGTCCTCATTCTCCTGATAGGCAACCCAGGGCAGAACATCCGCCACCAACGCAGACACCGGGTAGAACAAACGCTCCTGCTCCACGTCATTGTCAGCCGTCTCAATCTCCCCCACGTCCGTTGCGGGCACGGCACGAACATAGGTCATGCCACCGGCATCGGTCGAGAGCAGCAGAAACAACTCGCCAGTACGCGTCATCTCATCACACAGTTCAAAGACCCGACTGTCCATCCGATTCAGCCGATGCACCCACCACTCCTGCAGAAAGGCATTCGTGCCCTCATGCTCAGACTCGATCCGCAATCCCCCGCCCACCACATACTCAGAGGTGAGCGACACGATGCGCCGGGCCAGCGGGTTCAGACGCCAGGCTTCCAGTGCATCCTGTAATATCTCCTCCCGATCATAGCTGAACCGGTCCCGGTCCCCCTCACGTCCACCGGAAATCTGCCGATCCCGAAAATCATCAAGCGCGGCAACCGCCAGGTTCACACGCCGGGAAATCTCCCCACCCATCATCCAGTTGGTCAATCGCTCAAAAATATTCATGCCCTATCCCAACCAAAACCGACGCCACCGCGATTCGCCACTCCCAAAGGCAACAACACCCGCCCCAGGCCTATACAAGTCGATCAACTTCAACACAAAACCAACCAAAGCCACAGCCAGCGCAGCCCACCAGACATCAAGGCCACCCAACCCCGACGCCAAAGACTGCAAAAAAGCCGTCGCCGCCGCAATCAAAACCGTCCACAAAGCACCCGGCACCCTCATCAAAAATCTCCTTTATCCATCTGCGCCAACGGATCCACGCCCCGAATCACAATCGGCGCCTGTCGCGCCGCCCGCATAGGACCAGCACCGGCCAGGGCCAGGGCGACAGCATCCGCCCGATCATCATGGTCACCCTTCGGCGCACGCAAGGTCGCCCCTTCCAGCGCCCCCAATTGCCGTATCGTTTCGCTCTCATAGACGATCAGCCCTTCATCGCGGCACGCCGTCGTCACACCGTCATACAAAAGCGCCTTGCCCTTGGCGTGGGATAACCAGCCGCGCTTGCCATCCGGCCCATTGAGCAGCCGCAGACTTCCATGCTCACCCAACCAGAGCAGCACAGAATGGCCGTGATTGTTGCGTTCGACCATAATGTCGGCTCGGTTGTAAAACGCCCCAATTTGGGCCGCTTTTTGCGCCATCACATCTGGCTGATACCGCCCCGCACACACCGCCATCTGCTCCCCCGTAATCGCATCCAGCACGCACAACGCACTTTCATCACTCGTCGGGTTGCCCTCCGCCGGATCTACTCCGACCACGTAAAGCCCCTCACTGGTCGGGAGACGAAAGACACGCAACCCATCGACAAGCGGAACATCCGGCCCCCAGCGCTCGACCGACAAAGGCGACGCCTCACAGGCAACCCGGGCCAGAAACACCGGCGGAATCCGCTTATCCAAAGAGCGAGCAGAAAGCGCCTGATCGGGAGTTTCGGGATATTCCTGGTGCAGATTGTCATCGGTCCCGTCCTGCTCGAACATGTCCCGCTTGACGGTCGCATACCATTCCGGCGTGCGCTCCGGCCTCGCGCTCCACGGCAGAAAAATCGCCCTGTACTCGTTCATGCGCCGCCAGCCCGCACGGAANAGCCGCTTGAACGTACTGTTGGGGTGCCCCTTGTCGCTGGTCGACACAAGAACCATCTGCCCGCCGGCATCCACTGTGGGCTTCACCGCATTGAGAAACGTGTTCAGGTCCGGGATAAAAATCCGCCTCGTCGGCCAGCACAAACGTACCCGTGTAGGACCGGCCACCCGTGGTCGGAAAGGACAGCGCCACGGAGCCATTGGAAAAGCGAAACTCCGTCTGATTGTCCTTGAGCACAGCACGACACTGCATCCACAGCGGCAACCGCCCATACATGCCCTGCAACCGCCCCATCAGTTCCTGCGCCTCGTCCTCCCGCTTGGAAAACAGCAGAATCACCGCGGCCGGACGAAAGAGCATCAACCACAACGCATAGCCCAAACACAACCAGGTCAACCCCAACTGTCGCGCCTTGAGGACAATCAAGTGCTGACCGACCGCCATAGAATCGACAACATCCCACTGCGCAGGCCAAAGAGAAAAGCGAATCCAGTCCCCCTGCGTGGCATTGAAGATCCACACGAACGCATCCAGGAAGTAAGCAGGGTCTTGGCTGCATTTCAGCCACTCGATTCTCTCCGCTTTTCCCGCCATTCTCTGAGTTCATCCTGTGCCTTCGCCAGGTCATCCGCCCGAAACTGCACGACATCCAAATCGCCTACAATCTCCGTCGGTTCACCCATCTCCAACCGTTCACCCCGGAGAGCCTCAAAGAAAAACATCCGCAAGGTGCCCAGCATACCCCGCGCTTCCTCCTTGCTCAGTTCAGCCAGATTTGCGTTGTCCAGCCCCTGCCATACTGCTGCCCGAGCCTCACCGAGCAAACGCAACCGCTCTTCACGCGCCGCCCGTCGCCGCTCTTCTTCCGCCGCGTGGAGCTTGACGCGCTCCTCTGCATCCCAAGCCTCAGCCCGGTCCTGCCAGTGCCATCGCTCCGCGTTCTTCCACCAAGCAGCGCCCGCCCGACCCGACTTGCCAGAGACCAAACGGTAGGTGGCGTCCAAACCCCTTCCTGGACCAGCAAGGCGATAAAGATCAAAGCGCTCGTACCAAAGAACAGGCTCACCAGGAACGCGATCCCAATCATTCACAAATCACCCGACTACCCCAAATCAAAATCGTCAAAATCCACATCCGACCACATAGTTATTGCATGCGCTCATCAACTAGCCCCAGCATCGCAGTGAGTTGCTCATCGGTGACTCCCGTCTGCGTCAATAACGCTTCAATCAGTCGTACATCAACCAGCGAAGCATCCGCAGGAATCGCCGTCTCATCCCCTGCGCCCCGATCTAAATCCGCCACGATTTTCCCACCCCGAATGTATCGACTAATTGTCATGTTTTCACCTTACGCCGTGTACGTGATTGCCCATTTTTTGAAGCCCTCTGAGTCTGGATCATTTACCAATTTGTAAATATATTCCTTTCCTGTCGTGGGCGGAGTCGCATCCGCGTATGTGCCACTCGGCGCTGCATTTGTCCCACCAACTGACAGCACCGGCGACGCGTACAAAAACGATGCACGATCACTGTACAGGCGACTCACGCAGCTATCCACATTGGATTGGCTCATTGTCATACTGTAAATTTGTAGCTGCCGTATACCGACAGCCGCCATCGCCGTGCCGCCTCCGGTGATGGTACTACTGGTACTGCCGATCTGCAGATACGTCATCGAAGACGGCAAATCAGCCAGCGCTCCGGTAATGGTGCTGCTGGTACTGGAGAGATGCAGATACGTCATCGAGGATGGCAAATCAGCCAGCGCTCCGGTGATGGTGCTGCTGGTATTGGAGAGATGCAGATACGTCATCGAGGATGGCAAATCAGCCAGCGCTCCGGTGATGGTGCTGCTGGTATTGGAGAGAATCAGATGCGTCATCGAGGATGGCAAATCAGCCAGCGCTCCGGTGATGGTGCTGCTGGTACTGTTGAGATGCAGATATGTCATCGACGACGGCAAATCAGCCAGCGCTCCGGTAGCGGCCAATGCTGAATTAGAGTATGCCGATAGGGTCGTCAGACTCGTATAGGTCGTCAAATCAGCCAGGTGCAACAAGCCGCCAAGCGACTGACTGTATATGCTGATAGCGGTCACGGCAGCCGGGTTGGGACAATACAGCTTAATCGTCGTCGTGCCCGACACCGCTACCGACGGTGAGTTTGTGACATAATTAACACCACCGATCACCCACGTCACAATACTACCGTCATTTGTGGTGACGGTCGGGTTGAATGTGCCGGTTTTGGTGGTGTAGTTATCGCGCAGGAGCCAGCGAGAAATAAACGACGCCCCACCCAACAAATACGCGATTCGTCGCCTCCTACGCCTTACTACTCGATCAGTAACCAACAGACCTTCTCCCCGTCCACATCTGCATCACACCAAATATGACGCAAATTCGACAACCCCAATTCCACCGCCTGGCTTGGCCCCAACGGAAATCCATTACTCGACGAAACATCCTCGGACACCTCACCAATCCAAACCGTGTCGGTGTTGTCTGGGTGCGCCTTCAGCACGAACCAACTCCCGGCCTGATCGTCCCCACGAACCGCCGTACCCGCTGTTGTTACTGTTATCTGTCCACTACGTGCCATTTAGCCCCTCCACTCATTCACGAAGAACCCCACGCGACACTGCCAATACCAAAAAATGCAGAAGCCACAACCGGCGGCGTCGCCACGAAGCCGAAGCAACCACGTCACCTCCACACCACCAGAAAAATCCACCACAATCAACACCAAAAACGTCAAAAAGAAAACGCATAACGAGCAATAAAATCCCGCAGACCAACCCCTACCCAGGTTGAACCTGTCAATCCCCAGAAGCATACAAATCGGGGCCAATACCCCATAAGCGATCAAACGCAAAACCGCTAACCAGAAAACAACATCCATAAACCGACCACCATCGACAAAACTGATAAGATCGAAACCACCACCAGTAACAACGACTGCCCCGACGAAAAACCACGCCCATCCAGACCAGCAAAATAATCGAGGACAAAATCGATCTCGGCCAACTCCTCCCCCATCTCCTGGTTCTCCATCGTATAGGAATACTGCTGCGCCGCGCTCAACTCCAACGAGCCATCCGTCACGTATTCATTCGAATACAGCCGATTCCGCAAAGAAAACCTACGCTGCCGAAGACGCGGAAACCGCGGAATCGNCTCTCTGCCAAATAGCCACATCCATCAAATCACCCAAACAAAAAAGCGCAGAACTATCACAATGGATAGTCCCGCGCTAATCGTCTGTCGGACTCGTATACAATTACACCCTAATACCGCGAACCCCGTCCCCCATCGGCAAAACGAACACTTTCGCCAGCCACGGGCGACAATCCCACCTGCCGCACACGCCCCTTCTCAATCTGCGCATACATCCACACCTGCACAAAACCATCAGGCACAGATGAAACCGCACGCCCTATCATGGCGTCGAGGGCGGCGACGGTGCGGTCGTCGATGTACTGGTATGATGATCCGCCGCCACCCTCTGACATAAACCCACCAGGAGAAAGAGCGACAAGGAGTCGCACAACCAGTATACAGCACGCCCGTTCCCTTGTCAATCACCTAACGCCCGCCAGTCCCAGTATTCCGTGCCCTCACGCCGCGGCAACCGGAACACGACCACCGCAGACGGAAACGGCGCACTGTTCTTCTGACCACCGAATTTCAGACGACCAGGCAGGAACCGCACCTCGCCCTTCGCCGCATAATCCCACCACCACCTTGTATCAACCCGCGCCGGAACCAGGCACACCACCGTAGACCCCCAGCACACGGGCGCAGAGAACGCCCGTTCCAACCACCGCCCTATTTGCCGACCATAGGGCGGATTCATCCAGCAAACGCCGGGCCAGGGCTGAGAGAAGGCATCATCCGCGGGCGTGTAGTAATTGGGACATTTGGCAGTGGAGGGAAGGGCGCAAACATCGAGGGTGAAACGAAATTCAGCGTGAAGGATGTCAAACAGGTCCTGAGGTGTCGCCCAGGTGTCTTTGGCGCTGGAAAAGTGTACGCTATTCGTCGTCACGATTGATGGACCGTTCCGCCGAAAAGCCATCTGGATACCGCTGCACCAGCTTGGCGATGTTCCGAGCCGCCACGTCCCCCAACGTCATACCCAGAGCCGTCGCCGCGGCAGCCACATACCAGAGGATGTCGCCCATCTCCTTGACCGCCTCGTCATTGTCAAATGTGTGACCCTGAAACGCCGCTTTTTTGTAGGCGTCGGCCAATTCGCCTGCTTCGCCATTGAGTCCGAGGACGGCATTGAGAAAGAGCTTGTCGCCGGTGATGTTTTCGGGGATTGTGCGTGCGGCCAGGTGTTGGTATTCGTTGAGGTTCATGCCCACCATTCTACCAGATTTCCACGACGACATAAAGCACAATCCCGACAAAGCGCCGCAAACCCAACGAACAGGAACCCGTGACCGCAGCGCAAGCAAGAAGCAGCAGTGACGCCGGATTCGGTATAACGAGAGGATATACCGACCCAAACAACCGGGCACGCTATATCCAACGTTATACACGAATCCTATCCCGCACCGCCACCGGGCGGACGTAGTCACGGCGCCGGTCAGCCCCTTCTCACGCTACGCCCCGGACCACGGCGGCGGTCTGCGCTCCCTCTCCCCACGCACACCCATCACGCACCAGGACCCGCCACCACGCTCTCGCCGCCCATCCACTCTGTCCGCCCGTCCCTAGCCGGGCCGGGTCTCCGCTCGCTGTCCAGTCAGCGACCTTATCATCAGCCTCGCCTGCCACCAAACCTGAATAGCACGGCCCAGGGAATAGAGAACGCACACGCGTAGGCAGCCTATAAGGCCCCTGGGCTTTTCCCGTCCCCACACCGCTGTATCGCCACCATCAGCAACAGGCAACCAAAGACACTCCCTGCGCGACCTATCGCCACCAATCGCAACCTACCACACAAGCATCATGGGGCTACCGCCCCACACCCCTACCGGCGGGGACACCCCACACCCCGAGCGGTGGCCTTCGGCCCATCTTTTTTTACGCCAACGGCCCACAATCCATCCTCCCCACCGCGTCAGGGCACACACGAAGCAAACACCGGCGCACGCCCACGGCAGAGGCGAGCGATCGGCTTATCGTAGCAGGCGGGTACACATAAGCCACCAGACGGATCACCGACCAAACATCTTGGACGCCCATAACCGGCAGTGACCCAGACGCCGGGGGCGCAAGGCCGGGTGCTACCCTAACATGCTACACGGCCACCATATGCCCCGGCCTCCTCCACTGCGGTCGCTACGCTACGCTACGCTCCGCTGAGCACGCTCCCTCCGTTGCGGCCTTCGGTGCGCCCCCGGCGCCCGCCTGCTCCGTAGCCTTTCGCTCGTCGCCCTTGCCGGGGGGCGGCGGCCCCGGGTTGCTGTCGTTTCGTGTGCGGCCCGGGCGCTGGTCCGCCGGTGTCCGTCGGCGTGCGCCGGTTTGGCCCGGCTTGCTGCCCGGCGGGCGGGCGGGACAGCACAATTCCACAAGGAGCATAGCCATGAACCCCATCATCGACGCAATCCTGGAATACACCGACCAGGAAACATGGGTAGCAGAGCAGGAAGTGATCGACTGGCTGATCAGGGAGAAGAATCTCAGCCAAACCTAGGCAGAATCGGCACTATACGAAACCCCGGGATACTGGTAATCACAGGAAGGAGCAGCGAGACGCCCAGGCAATCCCCCACCTGAGCGGGCAGCGAGACCGCAACCGAGACGACCAGTACCCGACGCGCCAATATGAGTATGACCGCTGGAACTGTTGGAGGCGCGATACAAATTTACAACTGTTGCA